GGGGGGAATGCTACTCTAGGGATTCTAGACCACTAGCTTTATATAAATTATGATGCTACAACTGTTTTAGTTACAGCAGTTAAACCTGAAAGTACTAATGATGCAGCAAGAGTTGTACCACCCACTACTGTATCAGAAATTGTTCCACTATTAAGTGTAATATTTGCTCCACCTAATGTATATACATCATTTGTGGAAAAAGTTAAACTAGCATTAGTAAATCTTTTTCTATTTGCAGTTGAACCAGTTGCAGTATATGTCAAGGTTGCATTTCCATCACCATCAGATGATTGGTTTCCATTTGCAACCACAACTCTTGGTGATCCAGCAACTGTTACCCCTTCATCCCATGTGATTTCAACTGTCATGGTCTTACTTCCACCATTAACAAGTGATGCTGTAACAAATCTCATTGATGTTATTGTTGGTGCTCTCAGACCAGTACTTGCATCTGCTCCAGCAAGACCACCACTTGCAACTAGAACTTCTGGATCAGCACTTGTATTTCCGTTTCCTGAACTTGGATGTCCAGCTTGCATTACCCAACCAGATTGAGTTGCATAACAATCGGCTCGGTTATAATTTGAATCTTCATCCGCAGGCAAAAACTTAGGTTTGTTTGTTGCTGCACCATGAGTATTTCCCCATAAAGGCATAATTTTCTCCTTGTTTAAGTTGTTATTATTATTTATGCAAAACCTAACTTTTTAAGTTGTGCTATCGTCTTATTTACACTAGTATGGTGAATTCCAATACCACCTTGTGATTCCCACTCTTTAATATTTTTGGGATGGTCATCTACAAGAACATTAGGTTGTTTTGTTCTTCCATCTTTTGCAAATCTTTTTTTATCTTGTCTCATGACAAGATTTATTCTATCTCTAGATAATTTTCCTACATGAGCCTTTAACCAATCTGCCTTACCTCCAGCAGAATTTGGGTCATGTTTAGTCCATGCAGACATAATACTTGGTGCATATGGTTTTAAGAAATCCCAAAGTTTTTCTGCTCCTGGCATCCAATCTAAGTTTTTCCAAAAATCCTTTATTGCATTAATCTTATCCCACCTTTCAGGTTTTGGTACATCTCCTAGTTTTGCACCATGTACCTTATATGCACCCTTCTCTAAATCCACCAATACACCATCCATATCCAAATAGACATGGGGCATTCTATGTTCTATTCCTTGTTCATATAGAAATTGTATTAGTGTTTTTTTCATCTTTTAATTGAATCCTTTTCCATAGGATTTATTGTTACTTTTTCTTGAGTCTTTTTGGTAAGAGTTTTGCCACCCTTAACTGGTTCTAAATCTTCATCTTTTGATTTTGCAGCCTTTTCCCAAAGATTTACACTTCTATCTAAAGATAAAATATTTATATAACTGTGCATTTTTTCAGCTTCTTCTTGAGTTTTGTGCATTGTTTCTTCATATGCACCTTGCTTGTCAAGAATTTCTTCATATTCTGCTCTATCAAAACCCATTTTCTTAGCCTTCTTCTCTAAGTCTGAAATTGCATTTTCTTTTTCATGACCAGATTTCATTTTAGAAATAAGTTTTGCAGCGTGCATTACATGAAGCTTATTTGCTTTCCTTGATGCTTCTTCGACAGGATCATAAGGTAAGGTTTCTTCTTTTTTATTTTTAGTTGCTAATTCTTTCCTTTTTGCAAAGGCTTCCTTATCTCTTTGATGCCGTGCAGTCATTTGATCTTTTTCTCTGGCCCACTTTAATCTTTCAGCATCCTTTTTAGGATCTCCCGAGCCACCCCCTGAAACTTTTTTTGGTTCTGCCATTATTTTCCTTTCTCTTTATTGTGTTGACTCCATGCTATTTTGTATGGTATATCACTATCTGCGCCATATTTTTTCTTTAACTTCATAATCTGTTTCTCTCTACCAGGCGGTGCAACCTCTGGTAATTTTTCATCCATCAAATTAATGTACGTTGTTAATAACGTACTATATTGTTGAATTTTTAATGGATCAAGACCAGCATCTACCATTTTTTTAAAAATTGCCGTAGCAACATTTGTTGGAATCTTAAACTTAGATGCAAACTTTTTAAGTTTTTCTTTAGACTCTTTTACTGTTTCGCCTGGCGTTATCTTCTTCAATCTATTTGTAAGTTCTTTAGTTCCCCATTCTTTTTTATGAGAATCTTCCTTTTCTCCTGCCTCTTTTTTACTAGGTGATCTTTCTCTTTGTAATTTTTCCCATAAATTACGATTCTTTAAAAAATTAATAGCTTCTGGTAACTTCTTCTCTTGTTTTTCCATCGACTCTACATCTTCCAACCAGACCTTATGTAAAGTGAAATCTTCTTGTACTAGAGTAATGTAATTAGTTCCCCTTTTAACTACTTCCCCTGTAACTCCTGTTTTGGTATCTTTAACCCAATCTCCTATATTGTAAATTAAATTCTGAAAGTATTGCTCTCTTATCAATTCCATATTGTTCATTTCAACAATAGGTTTGAAAGGTTTCAACTGTTCCCTAACATTCATTCCAAGACGAATGTCCTTAAATAACTTTTCTCCATCAAATCCAGATGGTAATCCCAAAGAAAATGATTCATAATCACCAGATGCGGCTGCAGCCCTCATCTTAGAGGCTGACATTCCTGCAACTCCTTCTGCGTCTGGATCTCGTTCTCCCGCACTAACTATCTGTATGTTTTGATATTTATAATAACCATGTTTAGATTCTACATCATTATACTTATTTAACAATGTCTTAAAATCATTAACACGATCACTTCCCACCACCATAACTAAATTATCGTACTTTCCGTTTAATTCTGTTGCAATATCCATTGCATTTCGTAAACTGGAATCTTCCTTTAATTTAAGTTCTCTGGCCTCCTTTGGAAACATCTTTTTAATATATGAAATCTTTTGTTTCGCAGTAAGAGGATTCTTTTTTGCATCCTGAGAATAACTGACAAACATCATTGGTTGCCCACTCATTCTTTTTGCTGTTTGGATAATTTTTTGTAGTAACTTTTGATGTCCTATCGTTGGTGGATTTAACCTACCAAAAGAAAATACAACAGTTTTTTGTTTTGCTTCTAAAAATTGTTCAAAACTTTTGACTTTCTTTTCTACTTCTTCAAAAGACAAAATCTTTCCACGCTTGTCCACTTTGATATTTTTAATACCAAACCTCCTTTCCAAATTTTTCTTTTTATCCTTATCTGGTGTCAAATGCCAAAGTTTATTCCAATAATGTTGCATTTGGGCAATCCTTTGCACCATTGACATCGATCTTTCAGATACTTTCATTTTATTGTCCTGGCGTGTCCTTTGCTAATAAACTCTTTTTTCGTGCTGCGTGTTTTTTAATTATAACTTTTGTTTTCTTTCTTACTAATCCAGAATATTTCTTACCCATTTTAGCAATTTTTTTATCAGCTTTAATTTCTAGTCTTTCTTTTTCTGCAACACTCATACCCGCAAGGTCTTTACCCTTACCAGCAATTTTTTGTTTAACCCAAGCCCTAACCGATTTTGCTGCTCTTTTTCTAGCCTTATCAAGTGGTAAAACTTTTAACATATTTCTTGCTTTTCTGAATTTTACAGAAGGCATTTTATTTGTTTTTACCATTCTACGACTAACTGCTCGTCTTGCACCAAAACTTAAAGCTTCATCAACTTCAGTAGAAAGTTCCTTATAAGTTTTCATAAGTTCCTTAATAATTTTGAGAATATCCTTTTAACATTTTCTTTTTCTTTTCCTTCATCATACCTTTAAGATGAGAAAATAATTTACTAAATTTTTGAACATCTTCTTTCTTTTCACCTTCTTCATCATCAGAAACATGAGCTGCATCAAGTGCTGAATAACAAGCTTTCTTTTCATCACCATCTAATTGTGAACAAGAACTAACACCAAACTTTTTTAAAACTTTTGCTCGAGCTTTAAGATATTTTGCTTTATCACCTTGTGTGCCTGGCGTATCTGGATCAGTATCTTCGTTTTTAGTATTTTTAACCTTATGTTTCTTTGATGAACTTAAAGCAGCACCAACTGCTAAAGCAGGTAAAATTTCATCAACTTTAGTTTTTTGTTCTTCAACTTTAGGTTTTTTTGAAAGAACATTTTTAACTGTATCTTCTAGTTTCATAGTCTCCTTTAATTTTGGTTGTTCTTCAATTTTTGCTTTATTAACAAGTGGAGATATTGTTTGTGATACATATCTCTCACTACCAGAAATTTCTATTTTATCGCCGCCCAACTCTTTAACTTTTAAACCCCTTTCTTTAGCAAGTTTTATAGTTAAATCCTTTACTTTGGGATCTTTGAACTTAGATATTGTTGCTTTCTTCTCACTTAATAGTGATTCATCAACTTCTTCTTCATCATCACTATCTCCTTTTCCTTTAGCAAGTTCTCGATATTTTTTAATCATTTCTCCTTTTGAAACTCTATCTATTACAAGTTCTTTAAAAGCTTCACCTTTTAGTTTCTTTCTCATACTTGCTTTAATTTCAGCAGCAGATCCTGCTTCTACAAATACAGGAGGCATATCTGGAACAATGACTTTCCAAAATGCTTCATCAAGGTTTTCTTCCTCATAATGGTCATGTTCACCTTGTGGCTCGTGACCATCGTGCCATTCTTTTTCTACAAATTCTTTAAATAATTTTTCTATGTCCATTTTTGTCTCCTATTTTGCCATTTTGAAAGCAAAGGCTTGAGTCTGCATAAATCCCTCTTTGGACTTTATCATATCCTCAAACTTCTTTTTTAAATGTGGTTGTTTTAATGCATCATACACCTGAACCATTGCAGATGCTGAGAAAAGGTCTACTTTTGCACTTCCCTTATCAAATTTAACTGTTTGATGCTGTTTGTCCTTAACAATCTTCTTCAAGGTGTCTACTGTTGCAGGCATTGTGGCCTCATCAAGGTCAACTTCTTCGTGTGCTGGTTCAATAGCAAGAAGTCCTTGTTTCGACTTAGGTACTTTAAAGTGTTTGATTGCTGCTTGTTTTGCATCATTCAAACTATCTATTTCACCTTTCTTTGGTTTGATTTCCAATTTCTCTTTATTGTAAAATGCAATCCATCCTGCAAATTTTTCATCAATTTCAGCTTCTTCAAACACTATCTGAGAACCAAGAATTCTCTTTGCATCAGCAGGTTTTTTCATTTGTTTGGCAATAACCTTTTCCACCTTCTTTTTGTCTTTTTTATCAATGACTAATTTGCCACCCTTTACACCCTTAATTTTAATTTTTGCATCATCAAAGGCCATCTTTAATTGTAATGCGGCACTTTCATTAAGTACTTCTTGAACTGCCTGTGTCCATGATTTTCTATATCTTGACATTTTAACTCCTTATTTGTCCCAATTTTTTTGTGCTGTAAAATTGTTGAAGGAAAACTCCAACCTATCTACTAATTTAACTGCCTTTTGAGTACTGTCAGCAACCACATACCCTTCAGGTGTTGTAACTTTAAATCCATCTGCTGTTTTAACAAATGTACTAATCCCCAACTGCTTTATACTATTTAACTTATTTAAGATCTTTAGCTTGGCATTTACTATATGCCCCATAAATTCCGTAACTGCAACCATATTCGATGTGTGTCTGCGTAATTCCTTAAAAAACATTTCCTTACGTTGTGACCATTCCTTCTTGGATTTCTCTGTTTTCTTTGTTGCAGTTATCTTCAAGAATGCCTCATGTACAAACTTGAAATAATCTGCAACTTGCAATCTTCCACCACGAAACTTAATCTGGTTCTTAATCAACGAATTCTGATACGTTTTCCATTGTGCAGAGGCTGGTAGTGTGTTTTGTAAGGGACTCCATTCCCTCATTTTTGATGAATTTATTTTTCTGAATGTTTTACCAGCCTCTGACAAGTCCTGTGTTACCTTCGTTGTTTCTGCAGCTGTCATCTTTGCACTTCCAGAAACATCTTTATAATCTGCATCTGTATGCCAAACTGAGGATACCTTTTTAAGTGGTTGATCTACTCCAAATGATGCAGTCATACCTTCCAAAGTGTCTCCTGAGTAAGTAGTGTGCCATACAATACCTATCTTTGATTTACTAATCTTCGTACCAATATCAGAGTCCTTTGGAACTGCATACATTATTGTATTCGGTTGAAATGTCCAATGGTCTTTAACAGATGATTCTAATGTTGATTTAGTATATAGTAAATCTCCTTGAATCACACCCTTAATACCTAACTTGGAAAACTCACTCAATGCAACCTTGAATTTATCTCCAAGATCCCCTGACAAATCTATATCAGATTCCTTCTTGTAAAGAATCGGATTTTTATTGAATACCGATTTCTTCGCAACAAAAAACTGGCCATCTGAAGGGTCTATTCCTGCAAATATTGCAGGGGCCCCATCCCATTTTGTACTCACGTTCACAGAAGTTTTTGCAGATCCTGCCAACATATCCCTTAGAGACTGTATGAAATTAATTGATGCCCTGCCTCCTGTAACACCATGATTTAAAATTTCATCCTCTATATGTTCTAAATGTAAATTTTTTCCTGCTGCTTCTGTAAGATATTCATTAAATCTAATCATTTCTTTCTCGCCAACTCTTGAGATTTTTTCGTAATATATGCAGCTATTTCTATATTACCTTGATCCATATCTACCAATTCCCCATCTTCCCAGCCATATGCTTTAAAGGGGAATCCTGTATCTTCCAACCAATCAGCATGCTCAGAAGAATGCAACATTTTAATTTTAATATTATTAACTACTATCTCATCCCACAATCTACCTGTTCCATCTTTATCTCTTTTTACAAGATAATTATAAAATAACTTTTTAAGGGACTTGGAATGTAGTTTCATAATTTTTTCCATTCCATCTATATAATCTTTAATAAGCAAAGACTTCTTCTTTCCTGGCAAAGTAACCATACCTTCCCAATCAGATGCAATATTCCTCATAGCATTCAGTTTAATACTTGTTTCTATGTCCTTTTCTTCACTATACTTTAGAAGTAATTCCTTGCATAAACTGATTGCATCTTTTTCAAATGCACCTCCAGCACCTAATGCCGTAGCCATCTTATTTTTAGGCACAAGAGTTTGGAGATCACTAAGCTCAATCCATCTTCTTCCTGTCTTGTCTGGTTGACTCATTATATCACCTGAAGCAGCAATAAGAACATCTCCTTCCAGTTCTACAACAATTCCTCCATATGTCTTTATTCCTGCACCTATTATATTATGCTCTATATTTGCAGCTGTGGAAATTGATTTTTTAGTACCTTCTATCTTTATTAAAGCATTAACTCCATCTGGATCTGTTAAATGAAATACTGTTGTTCTTGGTGTTTTGGGCCAAATCCTTTTTTGTATAGGAGTTGATAAAGGTATTTTTATATCCCTTAGTAAAAATCTTTCTCTTGTATCAAATAATAATTTTGACAAACTTTGTTGCCATGCTACTTTTTCCTTTAATAATGATTTATGGTATATTTCTTTAAAATTAATCATTATGTTACCTTTACTCCTGGCGTTTCAATATATAACGCCTTTCCTTGCCACCCTCCGCTTGTTCTAGTTCTACAAGTAATGGGAATAGTTATATTATTATCTTGTGATTTAAATGTCAATTTAAATGATTGTTTTGTACCATCATAATTGCCAGATATTTCCTCAAAATATTTTGAAGGGGATAATAAAATACTTTTTAATAACTCATCTGAAGAAACCTCTTTAATAGTAGAACTTCTTGTAGAGCCAACTAATAATTTATATGGACAAGGTGTTCCTCCTGTTGCAAAAGTGTAACTAGAAATTGTTTGTAAAAAATAAGATAAATTATCTGCATTCTCTAAATGTTCAGAAAATTTTGTTATAAAATAATTTCTATAGGGATAATAAAAATCATCCCCAAAGAAATTTAAACCATCTACATTAAAGGCCCTTCCTATATCTGCAAATTCTGATTTTAAATTACTTTCTGTATAATCAGCATTCATAATATCAGCATTTTTAGTATTCAAAACTTTAGTTGCATTTATTGCAGAACCAGATACCATACCTTTAGCAACAGTCCAAGCATCATCCATTATAGACTGTATCATACTAAGTTGTGTACTATCTCCTAATTGACTATAAAATGCATTTACATTTGTATTAAATTTTGGTGTTGAATCTTTTCCAACTGAAACTTTATTTGAGTATCCAATATAAATTTTATCTCTTTTAGATAAACATAAAATTATATCAGATGGATTACTTTTGTTTATACCAGATGGTTTATTTCTAGGCACCCAATGATATGTTTCTACTGTTCTATCACCTAAATCTTTTTCTACTGCTCTTGCATTTTGCCACCCAATCTGTACATCTTTAATAGGTGTTTCATCAGCATCTAATAATTTTTTTAATTCTGCATAGGTAATGGATGTTGATTCTGCTTTATATATTCCAGTATCACCTATTTTAGAAACTACTGAAGTTACTGTTCTTGAACCTTCTAACCAAGCCTTTGCATCTGATTCTGTTCCTGCTTTTTCTGTATTATACTTTAAAAAATATAATGACAAAAGTTCATTAATATTTGATGACGCTGTAGAATTTTTCCTTGTTTTCATTCCAAAATGACCAGTTGCATTAGATTTACTGGTCTTAATATAATATTTGGTTTCTATATCTTTTGAATCAGTAATTTGAAAATAATATCCACCTCTACCAAATTTAGGACTTATTAGTGCTTTAAGACTAGTTATTTGATCTTTTCGTATATTTTTAAACTTCCATTTTTCTGTTTTTGAAGCCTTAGGTAATTTTTTTTTAAGTTGTTTTGAAACTTCATTTGTTACTGCCATTGACATATCATAAAAGGGATTAAAAGTATTTCCTTGTCTATAGTCAGGAGAAACAGTTAATTCTCTAATAAATGATTTAAATGTGAGCATTTTTTAATAAAATAAGGGGAATTCTAGACAAAAAAGGTAGGTATGTTTCAAATTCCCATGTTAATAAAGTACTTAGAAGTATTTATAAGATTAGAACTTCCAATCCTCTGTATTTACTTGTGGTGTTGGAATATCTTGACCAGAATCGACTAAATCTGTCTGTGCTTGTTGTTCAACATCATACAATTTCATCTTTGGTCTGTCTATTCCTAGAATAAATTTCTTGTTTTTGGTAGGATCGTTGTATCGATTCTTGAGTTGTTTTACTAATATCTGGTTAAGTTCCTCTAATTCCTCAGTTTGTATGAGTGCAAACATAAAATCAGCTGTCGATGGTAATCCAAAACTCTCACTAGTATCTTCCAGACCAAAATCAGACGCAGTAAAACCAGTTCTGTTCACCTGAGTTGCAGAAACTATGGGAACATTTTGCTCAACTGCAAAACCTCT